AATAAGTATTTCTCTTTTCATATTTTAGGAGGGAATTATATGTTTGGTAATTATAATCCACAAATGAATATAGAAAGAATTGATAAGCAAATATCAGATTTAGAAAGAATAAAGAGCCAGTTGCAACAACCGACTCCAACAAACTTAACGCAAAACTTTCAAATATCGCCATCAAGAGAATTTATGAGATATGCAAACTCTATAGATGAAGTCCAAAAAGAAATAGTTTACGGAACAACTCCATTCTTCAGTAAGGATATGTCTGTTTTGTGGGTCAAAAACACCCCAAATACGATTAAAACATACGAGTTAAAGGAAATTATCAATAAAGACGAAAAAGACGTAAAAATAGAGTTTTTGATGGCAAAAATAGCCGAATTAGAGAAGGGAATGAATGAAAATGCAAAATCAAATAATGACGATGTTGATGAACCAGTTGAAAGCAAGGAATCCTCAGATGCTTCAAATGGTAGAAAAAGCAAGAGCAAATCAAAGTAATCCAATTGATTTATTTAAACAAATTACAAACAAGAGAAGTCCTGAACAAATGGATGCGTTTTATAAACAGGTGGAACAAATGGGATTTTCTCCAGATATAATAAACAAATTCAAAAATTAGGTATCAACATTATGTTTGATATAGATTAGAAGAAAGGAGGAAAATGATGAACGGAAGTAGTGGTATACAACCAACTGTTGAATTAGCAACTACTAATGGAACATATCCATATCCTGTTATGTTTGGTAATAGTGGGTTTGGTGGAAATGGTTTCTGTGGTGATGGAGCATTATGGTTAATCGTATTACTTGCATTAATTTGGGGTAATAATGGAAATGGTAATGGTTTCTTTGGAAATAATGGTTTTGATGATGGTTATGCTTGGTTAAGTAATGGTCAAAAAGAAATAATGAGCAATACTAACAACGGATTCGATACATTACATCTATCAAATCAACTTGAAGGAAATAGAGATGCTATCAATAATCTATCAACACAAATCTGTAACGGATTTAATGGAGTGGAAATCTCAGCAGCTAATAGACAAATGGCTAATATGCAACAAGCATTTGATTTAAGTAGACAATTCGCTGATTGTTGCTGTGAAAATAGATTAGGTATTGCTAATCTAGGAGCAGATATTGCTCGTGAAGCATGTGCTACAAGAACTAGCGACACTCAAAATACACAAACATTACTTACTGCAATAACTGGTGGAATTCAATCTATAAAAGACCAATTATGTCAAGATAAGATTGACGAGAAGAATGACGAAATCTCACAATTACGTCAAGAAATCTTATACGCCAGAGGTCAAGCTAGTCAGATAGCCCAAACTCAACAAATAACATCAAATATTTACAACGAGTTAAAAAATTGCCCAGTCGGCACAGTCCCAGTATTTGGAAATCAACCTATCTTTACTTGCTCAAACAATTTAGGAAATGGTTGCGGATGCACAGGTACAAGTCAATTTATTTAATAGCATAGAGTAGAATACTACTAACTCGATTACGAGAACTTGCTAACTAGAACAGGCAAGTCCTGTTCTTTTTAATAGAAAGGAGAGATATAATGATACAAAGTACACAAGAATTGCCTTTAATATTGCCAACAAATACAAGTGATATAACTTTTTTAAACGATGAAATAAGAACTAGAAGTGCAACATGTAGTGGATGGTTAAATCATACCGAAGGAACTAGCCAATATACAATTTTAGGTAGTGGTAATTGTAACTGCCCTAATGTTTATAAAATAACATTTAATGCAAATGTTACAGGAGCTACTGCAGGTCCAATAGAAATTGGATTAAAAGAAAATGGAACACCAGTAGTCGGAGCAAGTGTTAATGAGGTTGTTACTCCTGACGAATATCAAAATGTTTCATTTACTAAAGTTATAAGGTTATGTCCTAGAGAAAATGTCACTCTAACAATAGGTTCAATAGCTGCTGTTAGTGGAGTAGTAGATACACCAATCGAAACAGTACCACCAACAATAAAGAATGCTAATTTAATTATAGAAAAAGTAAGATTTTAATGAATAATACGATAAATAATTTATCTTTAGTGTTGCAAATGCTAAGTTTAGAAATATTGTTTAGAGATTACAACAATAGTGATTTAATGCAAGAATTACAAACACAGGATGAAAAATATTTAAAAAAAATAATATCTCAAAATGAAGAGATATTGGAACTTCTAAAAGAAAGGAGTGAGTCCATTGGAAGAAAAAATACTAGAAAAGACAAGTGAATATATAGAGAAAGCTGCTGAAGATTTTAATAATGTAGACATTGATTATTTGTTCAAAGTGGTAGATATTCACAAAGATATAAAGGAGGTAGAATGTATGAATAATTATGGTAGATATGATGCTTACGGCGATTATGGTCGTAGGGGAGTAGATGCTCGTTATCGTGGTGAAAGTTATATGGAAGGTATGAATGGAAGTTATAGAGCTTATGAAGAATCTCGTAATGAATATAACAACGGTAATTATAGAGCAAAAGAAGATGGGTTAAAAGAACTTGAATATATGTTACACTCTTTAGTAAAATTTGCTAAAACCATAAAAGAAGAAGCAACTTCACCAGAAGAGCAAGAAATTGTAAGAAAACATTTTATGAAAATCAGTGAAATGTAATGTATAGATTTTATAATGCTAATTCATTAGGGAAGTTTGTTAATGATTGTACCGTACGAGCAATTTCAACTGCAGAGAATAAAACATGGGATGAAACATATAATGAATTAAGTGATATAGCACAAACTAAAGGAACAATGATGGATGATAGTTACTTCATAAAATGGTTACTTGATACAAGATATAGAAGAATACCAATGTTATCAAAAACAGTAGGAGAAGTATCTGGGCAATATCCTGATAAAATCCTATTAATCACAATGGATGGACATATTACATGTTCTAAATATGGTATAGTCTATGATAGTTTTGACTGCAGAGATAGAATAGTAGAAGATGCGTGGATAGTAAATTAAAAGAGGTTTAATACCTCTTTTTGTATATAAGTGAATCCTTATCCCAGTTAGGATATATGCTTTTTAAATATCTTTCTATTTTTTCTTTAATATGTTCTTTTAATTCTTTAGATCTACCATTATCGTAATTGTGATGACAATCAAGGCATAAAGTAACAACATTCTCTTCTATTCCTAAACCACCATGAGCTCTAGAAATATAATGAGCGTTAGGCATAGCATAAGGACTACCACAATTAATACAATGGTGATGGTCTCGTTCCCATACTTTTTGTTTTACTGACATTGGAATATCAGTAGCTTTACTTCTATTAGATTTCATTATCTATCTCCTTCAAATATATTTTTATTGATTTATAAAGCAAAATAGAGTAGAATACTGCTTCACAAAAGGAGGTGGAGTAGAAGTTGTGCAAGTAACATATCAAAAGAGAGACGGAAGTATAATACAAAGATTAAGAAATACAACTCCACCCTATAGAATAGGTGATTCAACTTCTATGGGATGGAAGGTACTAAACATTGAATATGAATATAAGGGCAAATATTATTCAGAATTCGAGTATTATAAGATAATTGAGAAAAATAAACAACTATTCATAAAGAGAAAACAAATCAAATTAATTGTATTTAGAGAGTTAAAAACCTTATTATATTATTTTATAGTAATAATGATGTATAACCTTATTAAAATATTAATATAAGGATATAGAAAAATGTTATTGCAATAACTTCTTGAATTGTCTTAAACTGTTGATATTAAAGGGTTTAAAAAAATATAAAAAAATGTTGACAAATTAAAAACACAATAGTAAAATGTTAATTGTAAGGGTAACAATCAACCGTTACTATTGTGTCTTAAGAAGTTAACATAATATCAACTTCAAGAAGTTCTAACGACCTAAGACACACAAGTCTTGGGTTTTTTTGTTACCGGAAAGGAGAGTTTATGAAGAAATCAATATACCCAGAATTACGTGTAGAAATGGTAAGACATGGAGATACACAAAGCACATTAGCAAAACTAATAAACATAACAGTAACTTCAGTAGGTAGAAGACTATCAGGCGAAATTGATTGGAGAATCGGCGAGATAGAAAAAATATGCAAATACTACGGCAAAAGTTATGATGAATTATTTAAAAGAATTGATAAATAATTCTTAACTTAATTATATCACAATGGAGGCATTTATGGAAGACAAGCCAAACTATTATGCAGTTATTCCTGCCAGTGTAAGATATGACAATGAATTAAGAGCTAACGAAAAATTATTATATGGAGAAATAACAGCACTATCTAGTAAAAATGGAATATGTACAGCATCAAACAATTACTTTGCTAAATTGTATGAAGTCAAACCAAATGCGATAAGTAAATGGATAAAAGACTTAAAAGATAAAGGATATATAAATGTTAAATATCAGAAAAAAGGCAAAGAAATTGAAGCACGAATTATAGAGATAGAGGGTATTCACAAATGTGACTACCTATTCACAAAAGAAGGAGGGGGGTATTCACAAAAAGGTGAAGAGAATATTACAAGTAATAATATTACAAGTAAGAAAGAAATATATAAAGAAAGAAATGAAAGTTTTAAAAAGCCAACCTTAGAAGAAGTGAACGAATATTGTAAGGAACGAAACAACGGAATAGATGCTGAATACTTTATAGATTTTTATGAAAGTAAAAACTGGATGATAGGTAAAAGTAAAATGAAAGACTGGAAAGCATGTGTAAGAACATGGGAGAAGAACCGTAAAAAAGATAATAAAGAAGAAGTACTTCCTGAATGGTTTAACAAAGATTTAAACAAAAGAGAAGAAAAGAAGGAGAGTGATTTAACAGATGAGCAAAAAGATAGGATTAAACGACTTCTTGAAGATAGCAGAAAATAAAGAACCATTTGTTGTTAATTATGGAAAAAGTAGAACAGGTGATGAGTATATCAAAGACTATCCAAAATGGGATGAAAAGATAAATGCTTATAGAGATGCTACAGGATATTGGGATATGGAAGTATTACTAGAAATAGCTAAAGGCGATATTCCTGAATATTCAATAGAGTTGATGGCAAATGAATAGAGATGGCGAAGTTATTACAAAAAAGTATAAAGACAATAGAAAAATACTAACTTACTTAGATGAAGTTGATTTTTCTAAAAAAGAAAAAGCATTAAGAAAGTACATGATGGGAGCTTATAAGTACTGGATATTTGAAGTAGTACCAAAACTACAAAGGACAAACAAAATTGATGGGAAATATGAAATAACTCTACCAGTAACTGAATTGTTTGAAAAAGTATATGGAAAAGTTAAAGTTCTATTCTCAGTAAAAAATGATGTGGTGCTATTAGAAAATATCGAACCAAGTGAAATGTTATTAACGATGCACAAGAAAGAACTAGCTACTTGTCATGGAATACCTTATAGGGATGAGAGAGATAAATTCAAAATAAATTTATTAAGGAGTGATAGAGAGTGAATAAAGAGGAATTGGAAAAGGAACTAGAATACATTAAAGACGTGATTAAAGATTTAAGACCTAACGATGAAGATAGATCATTCTACTTTTATCAAAAAAATGAAATTGAAAAGAAGTTGGAGGAGATTGAGAGTGATAGAAACATTTAAGCAAAAGTTTAGAGAAATAGAATTGCAAAGAAAAATAAACACATTAGAAAACGAAATAGGAACATTAAAAAACATAATTAAAGAAGAATTATACCACGAGTTTATGGATTACTTAGATATACGAGTAGATAATGAAAGACTAAAAGAACAAAATAAGAAACTAAGAGAAAAATTAAAGAAAGAACAAGCTAAAGAGTATAAGAAAGGAGGTAAATAGTGGAAGAGAGAGTATATAACTACATACAAGAGTTTGGCTCAATTACTACTAGGCAAGCATTCGTAGACTTAGGATGCACAAGACTTTCTGAATACATAAGAAGATTAAGATTGAAATATGACATAGATGATGAAATAGAAACCGGATTCAATAGATACGGAGAGAAGATACATTGGAAAAAATATTTTTTAAGAAATAAGGAGGACAATTAATATGAATATTTATGAAAAATTAATGAATGTACAACAAGAATTAAAAGCACCAAAAAACCAATACAACAGCTTTGGAGAATACAAATATAGAAGTTGTGAAGATATTTTAGAGGCAGTAAAACCACTACTAAAGAAAAACAAATTAACTTTACAAATAACAGATACAATAATACCTGCATCTGAAACAAGATTTTATGTAAAAGCAACGGCAAGACTTATAGATGTTGAAGCGACTGAAAACAATACAATCGAAAATACCGCTTTTGCTAGAGAAGTAGAAGATAAAAAGAAGTTAGATGGAAGTCAACTTACAGGAATTGCAAGTAGCTATGCACGTAAATATGCTTTAAATGGACTTTTCTTAATTGATGATACAAAAGATGCTGATACAGATGAATTTCAAAAACAAACATCTGAAAAGAAATTAATTACAAAGGCACAAATAAAAAGATTAGGTGAGTTAGTGGATGATTTACCAGCTATGTTGAATTATCTAAAAGTAGATAAGATAGAGAATATCTATTATGAAGATGCTAAAAAAATCATAGAAAGAAAAGAAAATGATACTAAGCGAGAAGATAGTTAATACTGAAGAATATGCAGGTACGGTGGACATCATAACAGGAATAGACAACTTTGAGTCCACTTGTACTTACAATGAAGAATGGCACACCTATAGACTAGATGGAAAAATAATACCTAGTGTAACAAGATTATTGGATGATGGAACTTACATAAATGTAGACCCTAAAATCCTTGAATCAGCTCAAATGAGAGGAACTCTGATACACAAAGAGATAGAACAATGGCTAAAAAGTGGTATAAACGGCTATACAGACGAGTTTTATGAGTTTATAGATATTTATACTAACAACGAACAATTATTCGAGAATAAGGCGATTTTTGATATAAAAACGTATGCTTCTGCATCACCAAAGAACAGAGAAAAATGTTTAAAGCAAGAAAAGATGTATGCTGAAGCAATTAAATACCTAACTGGAGAAGATATAGAACATTTTTATATGATACACCTACCAAGAGGTAAAAAAGGAAAATTAATTGAATTGGAGTGATAAAGAGTGAAAGAAGAATACAAAAAATATTTAAAAAATGGTGTGATAAATGAAGATAATGCAGTAGATATTATAGATGCACAACAAGAAGAAATAGAAAGACTAAATAATATCATAAAAGAAGTAAGAGAATATATAAAAAATATGAAGATTTTTGATTGGGAAGAAGAATACGACATAGAAAAACTTTTAGAAATATTAGATAAAGGAGGAAAATAATGAATCAAGTGATATTGACAGGGAGATTAACTAAAGACCCTGAATTAAGAACAACAACAAGTGATAAGCAAGTAGCTAGTTTTACACTAGCAGTAGATAAATACGGAGAAGGAGCTGACTTTATTAATTGTATTGTATGGGGAAAACAAGCTGAAAACCTATGCAAATACCAAGAAAAAGGAAGTCAAATAGGATTATCAGGAAGAATACAAGTAAGAAGTTATGAGGATGATAAAGGAAATAAAAGAAACATAACTGAAGTAGTTGCTGATAGTATTGAATATTTAGGTACAAAGAAAAAAGATGCACCTGAATATGATGTAGTAAACAACGTAAGAAAAGAAGAACCAACACCTTACGACATTAAAGGCGAAGGAAATGGAATAGAGATAACTGATTCTGATTTACCATTTTAGGAGATAGTTATGGAAGTAACAGGAAAAATAGTAGATTTAGAATTAGATTATGCTTTACATAGACCAAAAGTAACTTTACAATTTGATAATCAAAGAGTTATTGCCACTGACGAGTGGACTAAATTATCAAATGCAGAAAAAATAACTATTACATTAGAAGAACAAATAGAAAAAAGAGGTACAAATGCAAATTCAGCTTTATGGGTATTGTGTAACAAGATAGCAAATAAACTAGGAACAACAAAAGAAGAAATGTATATCATGGAACTAAAAAAATACGGGCAATCATTTTTAGTTCCTCTTACACCGGGTATAAATCCTAAAGGATATTTTAAATATTATGA